GCTACAAAAGCATATATCAGATAAAAAGTAAATCAATTTTACAAAGTATTTTACAAAAAATTGATCGTAAATTTATTCTAGTGGTATATGTGTGATGACTACTTCCACAACCTTGCAAATAAAAATACTGATAGAGGAAATAGACGACATACAAACTGAACTGGGGGATAAACACGGTGATAGTCTTGATTATAACCGGGACGGCATTGATGAGATGGACAGTGATAAACAATTGGAGGAGTATAAAAAGATACGTGATGATTTTAAAAAAGAACTAGATGGTCATGAGTGTGTGGACCGAGTGATTGAAATGATACAATTGAGTAAATTTGATGATGTAAAAAAAGTTGAAAAGTATCTACATGAACTGTGGAAAAAATAATTTATTTAACATTCACAAAGAATTAGTAAATTTTGTTAATGTTTTTTTCTATGAATAATATATAAGATGTTTAGGAGCAGTCCCCAGTCATCACAGTTTATTCCCACTAAAAGTGTAAATATCAAGCCAGAGGCACAGGTGAATTATAATCCCCGCACTGAAATCCAGGCACGTTTTTTACTTCCACAGTTTTTAGGCTTCATTGATCCCCGTCAGTCTAATATGGAGGGCGAGCTTCAGATGGAGGGGCGCGGTAGACCTATTCCCAACCCTAAAGCTGGTTTCACTTCTCTCATTCGCGATGTCCGCATTCAGAGCGGTGATGGTATATCTACTATTGAGGAAATTCTAGATTTAAATGTTTTAACCGCTAATTGGTGGGGTTGGACCGCCAATCAAAGCATTAGGAACAAGCGCGCTGGATTTGAGGGGCAGGATCTTAATCCAAATGTAGGCGATAGTTTATTTTGGCGCGGTGATGCTGATTGGAGTGGTGTAAATAAAGTTATTTCAACTACAGCCGGCGATACTGCACCCCAGCCCGGTGCAAAAGTTCAGATCCAATCTCCACTCTATACCGGTATTATGACTGGTAAAGTTTTCCCCCTTGTAGCCACTTCTGGTTTACGTCTTCTATTAACATTTGACACTCCCGACCGTGCACTCACATTTAAAACCGGTGCATTTGGCGTTCTATCCAGTCTTCCCACAGGAACGGCTGCCCAGCAGAGGGCGGCTGCATTAGCGCATGGCGGAGGTATGCCCGTGATAAGTGCAACTCTTCCCCTAGTGAATCCCCCAGTGGTTAAGCCAGCGGCCGCGACTGATATTTTTTATATCTCTGTATCAAAAGCCGGTGCTGATGGTGTGAAAACAACCGCGACTCCCGAAAATAACAACCCCTATGATATTGGTGATCGTGTATACATTTTTACCGCGAATGGCCCAGAAACCGGTATAATTGTGAAAATCGCAAATACTACTGCTATGACCGCCGCAGAGGGCAATGCTGGTGGTGTAGGCACTGGTGATGCAGATCAGATTGCATTAGGCATTAACTTCAATCATGGTGTAGGCACAGCTATTCCCGGCACTCTAGCCGCCGGCGACCCCGTTGCTATTCTCTCAAAAGACAGAATGAATGGTATTGTCCCCACTGGTAATGAGAGCGTTGATGCTTCTGTCAGCGCCCGTATGTCTACAAAAGTAAGCTACACTCTTCGCGACTTTCAGTACGTTTGTGGACAGGTTTCTCCCCCACAGGGCTATGTAGATGCTATGATGAATCAGATACAGAGTGATAAGGGGCTTGCTATGGACTTTAAGACTTATTCTCTCTATAAATTTAATTTAACTAGTGTGAATGGATTAAGCACACAGCTTATCCCGACTAATGCAGAGCGAGCATATTCATGTCTTTCTGTCCCACTCCCGCAGAATGTATACACTGAAATCACTGCAGACTCTCTGTCCGGTGTGGTTGATGGCGCGCAGAATTATCAATATGTTCTAGGTGGTAATCTTATCCCAGACAGACCCATTGAATTGCAGAGATACAATCTTACTCCCAGCCGAACAGAGGCTCTTCATCTATTAGAAACTGAAAAGGCATTAGTCAATTGTGGATATGCAGTGAGAGATTTACAGAATGTTGAGGATCGGTTCTTAATTGCAAGGGGCTTTAGTCGTTATAATCAAGTCACTGACCTTAATGACCGCTCTCTATCTTTACGGGTTCTCTATCAGAATGCTACTGAACAGAAAATATATAATCATTATATTTGTCATCTTCGGCGCATGACAGTTGTTCGGGGCAAAGTATCTGCATTTTAATGAAAAATATTATCTCATTATATTTTAAATGAATATAGCGAATAAGGAGCGAGCCCAAATATTCCCCGTGAATCAGCCAAGCAACAATACCTATTCATTCAAGGATGGTTTCCCGATCTGCACTTTCAACATTGCAACACAGAATAAGTTACTTGATACAAATTCTCTACGTCTTAATGGTGTTTTACGTGTCAATAATAATGCAGGCGTGCTTCCCACAAATAACACTACCGTGGCCAGTGCTACAGCCGGTATTGCTTTAAATGAGCGCATTGGTATAGCCGCCACTCTTAATCAGATCACTTTATCTAGCCCAGAGAACAACAGAACTTTAGAGGTTATTAGGAATTATGGACGTTTTCTTGCTTCCACTATGCCTGTTATACATTCTCAAGATGATTATGACACTAATCTTCAGATTGGTAATCCCGTATCTGCTTCTAAATCTTTTAATGGTGCACGTCAGCAGAACAATGAGGTAGAATTTTCTATCCCCTTAAGGACTGGCCTTCTATCTTCTGGACAGCGTCTGCCTTTAGGACAGAATGGACTTCGCGGGCTCACTGTTGAACTTCAGCTCTCCCCCGATTCTAATGCTCTATCTGGTTATAATTTTTATGATACTGATGCACAGAATAACGTGAGGCGCAATCAGGTTCTCGCCACTGGTATTGCTAATGGTGCATTTTATCAGCTTAAAAATTTATCTCTATCTTATGACCTTCTTGTCCCCGATGAGGAGGGTATGGCGCGACTTTCTGTCCCGGCCACTGGACAGATTAACTACAATTCTGTTTCACAGATTTATGGTGTCTTAAATTCTAGTGATCAGACACAATCCCTTAATTTAGGAACTTCTAGGACTTTAGCTGTCCATCACAACTTTATCCCAACTTCCAATATTAATAATTATAGCCATGACGGATTTAGCACAGGACGGCTTCAAAATAGTAGTGGAGCAACCGCCAATATAAGGCGCGCAACATTCTTAAGAGGCGGACAAAAATTCCCCCTTGATTATGATCTTTTTGTCAAAGAGCAAGGAGTTGAAAATCGCCCACAGACAGAATTAGACACTAAATTTATGGATAGTATCAAGCCGTATCAGTCTATCACTCACACATTAGTAAGTCCCTTTACTAATAATAAAATTAGCACTCACGTCACTCAAGCCCCGCCAACTCACTATGAGCCTAATTCTGGCCCAGCCGATACTGATACTCTCCCAGATCCCGAGCCCGTTTTCGGACTTGGTGTTCGCCTTGACCCACTTTCTAATGTTGGTGTTGATTATAGGAATGTCCCTTATAGTGTCCGCATAGTCAGCGACCTAGATGGTAATTCACCTAATTCAATTTATACTTATGTTTTAGCGCAGAATTCACTCATGTATTCTCCACAAGGTATTATGGTTCAGAATTAACTGGAAAAATATTATCTCAATATAATTTAAATGAGTATTCCCGAAGCATTAGCAGTGAAACCTATGGCGTCCGTTGATACTATGGAAATTGACACAAATATTTTAAACCCCATTGTCAGAACTGATACATTCATGAGATTTGTTCTCATGAGAAAAGGGATTTTAGATCCCGGTTCTTGTATTGCTCTATCTGTTGATGCCGGTTCTAGCGATGGAGTTCTCCCCATTGCAACTGGTATTCATGCCTTAATTAAGCAAGCTGTTTTGAGAATTGGTTCTAAAGTTGTTGCTGTCACAGACTCTTATCCCGAATATGCAACAATAAGGCGTCAATTCCAAACACAGGAGGAAAAATCCCAAAAAGATATGGTTAGAGTTGGAACAATGGATACTATCTGCCCCGAACGTGATGAAACTGGTGCTGGTTCTGGAGGTGAATACTCACTTCGCGATGTAGTTCCCGGTGCTGCAACTATTCTAA